ATGCCATCGATGGCGTATTTGACAAAAAGGGCGCAAAAGAGGCACACGAAGACATTAAAAAAGCGCTGTAATCGTTGAAATCACAGCGTTTTGATGGCGGAGAGAGGGGGATTTGAACCCATCAATTGCCTTGTATGCTGTTGTTTGCTGTTGTTCGTTCTTGCCCTCAAAACATTGGAATTTCAGCGCTTAACGCTTCAACGCGTTGAAATTGTTGGATCACAGCAAATTGAAAAAATCTGAAAAAAGGGCGCAAAAAGGGCGCACCCCTTTACAACCATGCTATACTTAAGGTGCGACGCTAAATGTCGCAACTCAAAAAAATCACCACACAAAAAGCCCCGAGGATTCGTCCCCGGGGTTTTTTGTGCTTTATAAATTTGTAAGGAGGTGACCTTTGCGGTTCCTCCGAACCGCCTAACTCTTCCAGATGTAATCTGCTGATGCACTGAGTACAGTATCAGGATCAGATACCTCCACCCATGAGCCGTTCACCTTCTGGTACAACTTCGAGTATGTCACCCATGAGCCGTTTTCTTTAATGTATAACTGAGTTGTGGATGCACTGCCGATCGTGACCGCAATGGTCGCATCGCCATCAACAGTGTATGTATAGGTGTAATGGTCTATGCCTGTGCCTGTCGAGTATGTGACCACAAAGGATATACCAGTAACCAGTCCGCCGTAGTATCCGACATAGTGCCGAACCGTAACATTGTCGAGTCCTGATCTTGTCGGCATTGTTGTCGGTATCAGTGTGATGATGCTTGAACTTGTGGAAGGAAAGTCTACTTCCTCACTGATAGCTGTTGAGCCTTGATACAGTACGCACTGCGAGACATATGTCGATGAGATGGTCGATGACTCTCTGTGTCCGTGGCATCTGACCTCGATGTCCTCGATGGTCGCATTGCTCGGTATATCCGAGAAGTCGAAGCTATACTGTGCGTAGCCTGTGCTACCGCTCGATGCGTACATATTCGATGTGCTTGAGTATGGAGATTCAGCCGAATGTCCTATTGCGTACTGTGCATAGGACGAACCGCTTTGTATGCCACTCGTTGTCACATCGTCAGGTGTGAATGTAAGCGTTGACCCAGCTCCATGCGCTACAAGCTGAGATGTGATGTCCACTCCGTTCTTGGTAGCTGTCACAGTATCGCTCTTGTTGGTTGGTGTGATGGTCAGCTCATACTCTGCACCCTCATAGGTCGAGGTGATACCACTCGGACTGATTGTTCCGTCACCGCTCAGAGTCGATGTGACCGTTGCTGGATCTGGAACTGTGTAATCAACTTCGATTTCAGCACCATAGATATAGAAGCTCGCAGAAGTGTTTCGTGAACCTCTACGGCAGTTGATACGGATTCCGAATTCCTCGCCATCATCACGGAATGTCGCATAGTCCTGTGTAAAGCTGAACTCATGAACAGTCGCACTTGTTGTAATCGCATTGCAGTACGCATTGCTGTAAGTCGCAGTGCCTTTACATAAAACAGGTCTGTACGATGATGATGTAGTACCTCCCGACTCTGATGCTTTCAGTAAGATGCGAAAGCTGTTGATTATTGCTTCAGATGGTACTGCATCCCAGTTGAAGCCTTGCAGATAAACGTATCTGTTTGTTGTCGATGAGTAAGTATTGTGTACTGTTGCATACGTTGTCGAATCTGTATTCGTATATGCGTTACTTGCATCACTGACAGATAAGTACGATGTGCCGGCAGCATTGTACAGTTCACTTGGAACAAGTCTGATTATTGCCATACTACACCACCTTCAGATAGATGTCTCCGTTCTCACCCAGCGTTGATGCCGGAGCTGAGGACCCTGTGTAGTAGGTTATGATCTCTTCCTCATCGATAAAACGAGCTGTTCCACCACCGGTCTTCGGAAGGTCTACCGCAGGCACACTTGGATACGATGCTCCCAATAGAGTTATATTCTGTGCCATGTCGCACCCCCTTTTATGAGATGCTCAGAATCTTTGTGGTCGAATCCTGGCTGATGCTAGGCATTGCAAGTGAACCGCTGACTCCAAGGATGCTCTTTCCGGACAGAATGTTCGCTGATACGCAGTCAGATACATTTGTCAGTGAGACTGTTCCGCCTGTTGTGTAGCCGGCAGGAATTGTCACTGTGCCTGCTTTTGTTCCGATAGTTCCGCCTGTGCTGCCGTTGTTGACCATTGAGCCGTTGACTACTCCGGATGAACCATAAGCGGATTTGCCTGTCAGCAGATCGCTTGCGGACAAATCTGCAGCAGCTGTATCAAAGAACTTGGCTGTTCCGCCACCACTTTTAGGGATGTCTACTTCCGGAACATTCGAGTATGTTACTCCGTTGATTATTACGTTCTGTGCCATTTAATCATTCTCCTATGAAACTGTTATCGTTGAGCCGTTATATGTGATAAGTCCGTAGTTATTAGGAATCGGTTTTACTACGATATCCCTTTTGGTACACAGACCTTCTGTATTAAGGACCTGTGTGCTTTGTGTCGGTGTTACCTCATAAGGCCCCTGAAAGTTTGGCGGAGATACTGTCAAAGGAACTGTGAGCTTGCCACTAAGTGTGTGCTTCTTGCTCAGCTTGCCCTTGATCTCCCCAGGTTTTGACAGCTTGCCGACCAGCTTGCCGTAGACTTTCACCTAGATCACCTCCCCCATAGGTGTGAGGATGCCACTGATGAATGTGTCCACGGAGCCATCTGCATGAGTCAGCTCAACATCGTAAACATATTCAGGATAGACAAGTTTCTTTGTCTCCTCAGGTGACAGAGTGAATGTCAGTGTGTCTACAGGTATGTCCTTCGTCATGACAAGCTGTGAGGCTGTATTTCCGTTTCTGTACCCCAGTGCGAGAGCAAAACGGAATTTGTCCTCTGCGTTCGGAGTGTATGCTTCGCCATCAAGTGTAGGAGCCACGCTGAGTGTCATTGTGTCTCCCCTTGTGATGTATATGTGGTTTCTCTCTACTTTGAGCATATCTTCTCCTATCCGGTCTTTCGCATCAGCAAATCTATCTTGCCTTCTGCGATGTATAACCTCTCTATCACATTGTTGTGCTTGTCTACCTTGCCTTCCAGTTCCTTCAGCCTGTACTCTACCAAAGCGATGGTCTTGTCATTCTGCTTGTTAGCTGTGTATACAGCAACAAGTGCGCTTATCACGGCACCGACTATTGATCCTATCAATGCTCCTGCTCCTGCGCTCATGATCATCACCTCACTTTGCTCTCAACACTTGCAGAGTGCTGTGCTTCACATTGCTTGCGTTATATTTCTCGACATCCTTCTGGATGATCGGGAACCGGATCTCTCTACCGGCCTCAGCTATTCTGCCACTACCCATGTAGATGAGTGTGTGCTGGCTGCCGTTCGTCTTTTTGTATCTGATGATGTCTCCGGCCTTCAGTGTCCCTGATGGGATCTTCTTGCCTTTGAATACGATCTTCATAGTGCTTGGTACTGCTGGGAATGCATCTTTATTTCCTTTCAGACAAAGGAAGTCTTTGCTGACTCCTGATGCTCTGACGCAAGTGCTTACGAAGTAACCGCAGTCACTTTGAGCCTCTTTGGATGTCTTGCCCATGAACTTCTTGAGTGCAGTCTTGTACACAGCCTTTGCGGAACCTGTCTTGTATGCCCACTTGGATGATGCTGTGCCGTATGCCCATGCATACTCAGCTGCCTTGTCGCAGATCTTCTCAGCCTTTGTCTTTACCCTGGGTGTGGCATTCTGCTTGTTGATCCATGTCTGAAGGGCCTTGACCGACTTAGGGCCGAAGGCTCCGTCTACAGTTGTGCCGACCATCTTCTGTACAGCCTTGGATGTCTTTACACCCCACGATCCGTCCTGAGACACTCCGGCTCTCTTCTGCAGGGCCTTTATAGTGCCTTTGCCCAGTATGCCATCGGCCTTGATGCCGAGTGCCTTCTGGAGCATTGCTATGCTGTTGTATCCGAAGTATCCGTCTACCTCAAGCTGTGCGTCTTTCCACTTTGCAGGGAAGTGCGGTCTGAACACTCCGCATACATATTTTTCAGGACGCAGCTTCTGTGCTACGATTCCACCTGATGTGTTGCCCTCGATGGTGTAGACTTCCTGGTCACTTTTGCGCTCTCTGACAAATCCGATATGATTAGGGATGCCGTTTGGTTCCCAGTCAAAATAGATGATGTCCATCGGGAGTGCGAGATAGATCGGGATCTGTGCCAGATACTGCTGACACCATTTGATACTCTGCGGACAGTATGTAGGTTTCTTCCCATCAAAGTACAGTGACGAGTCCCCACCTTCATGTGCGATGTAATCTACAAACGCATTGCACCATGCAGCTCCGGCAGGAAGGCCACAGAACTTGCGGAACTTTGCTCCGCCCTGTCCGAGATACTTCTGCGCTATCTTCAGCAGTTCGGTGTTACTCTTCCCCATTCCATTCACCTTCTTCCTCAAGCCAGGAGTCTTCAGGCTCTTCTGCGCTCATATACACATGCTCTCTATATTCCGCTTCAGGCAGTCCTGTTGCTATGGATGTCAGTGCCGAATATACTGCTGCCGAGAACGCTGACATCAGTATTACTTTCCAGTTCAGCTCCGTGATGAGCTGTCCGGCTGTCCATGTTGCAAGGATCACCTGGAGAAATGTTCTGAATGCTCTAAGGCCAAGGGCCTTCCAAAATTCTCTGCTCATATCTGCTCCTTTCTGTTTTTCATACCATAACAAAAGAGGCAGATTTTTTCGTCTGCCCCTTTTTTCAGCCCTGTTTCGATGTCGGTTCTTATATTGCTGTCTCTGTCCAGGCGTCAGCATTGCAGTTGACCTTACACATGTAATTCGGTCTGCCTACTATCGCAGAGCCATATATTTTACCACTGACTTGATAGAAGTGGCCAAAAGCAAAGAAGTAATACCCAGCGGATATTCGTGCAGTGAACACCTGATTATAAGGTATTTTGCCATCAGCCAATCCGTTCTGCATCAATGCCAAAGGAGCGGTTCCAGCCGGATAGACGAAGTAAAAATTTGCAGTTTTTGAGTCTGCTAGAGTTTTTACAGACTCTACCGCACTCTTCACGCTCTGCGCAGAACCGGCAATAGTGCTGCCGTTATATGTCTCGACTATGTGCTTTGCAAGGTTAGACACAGATAGCTTCCTCGAAGCTCCTGCTGATGTGACAGCTCTGACAAAATCGCTGTCACCTATGGAATTGACTACAGTCAGTAATGATTCTTTTATAGCCATTTAGTATACCTTCCTCTCTAGTAATTCGAGCGATCAACGATGATAGCATCGTCAAGTATCGCCTGGATGTCACTGATCATCTGATCGACTTCAGCTTTTGTATAGTATTCCGTATGTGTGTGACTCTTTGTGGCAAAAGTATCCTTCAGCTTGCTCCATAGGTAAGTCAGGCCACTCTTGTCCAGGTATTGTTTTGCCATACTTATCACCACCTTACGAAGCTACGATAGTGTCGATCTCTGCGTTTGTTATGCTGGATACTCCGCCATCCGCCATCTTGACATATGCTGTTCCGCCCCATCTGAACTGAGTGTTAGCTGCGTAGTCACCGCTGTCCGCCATCAGGACATAGATCTTGCCGGTCTCAGGAGTTATCACTGTTCCGGATGCAGAGCCTGTGGCCAGCCATGTGCTTGACAGTGCGGTCTGTCCGCTTCTTGGATATGCCTCGATGACATCATCAACGTATGAAGGCAGATTGCTTGCATCGATCACTCCGTTCGTGACTGTGAGACTGTCGAGCTTTGTTGCCTGTTCTGCACTCATATACCCTGATGTTGTGGAAGAAGCTGCGTTATAATCGAAACCAATCAGCTCATAATAGGATGTGCCATACATAAAATATGCGATTACTACACCCAGTGCGCTAAAGTCGAGATTTGACGAATTGCCACGATAGGTAACCTGTCTTGCCCCAGTAGAGCCGATATTCAATGTGCCTATTTTGCCTATGCCTTTCTTAAACCGCACAGCAACAATTCCACCGGATACGAGAGTATATGTACCGCTTTGTGATGTAGCTACTTTTGCCGTAGTCGATGCATCAGTAGTAGATTCGGCATAAGCAAACCCAAGCTTGCCTGGTGTGTATGTTGTGTTTGTAGCTGCGATCGTTATTGTTTTGTCAGAGGTATTAGGTGTGAGTGTCACATTAGTTCCTGCTACAAGCGAAGGAATCTTCGCAATACCACTCTCTACTATTGAAGTATTATCGATCTGTACATCCGCAACACCTGATGTCATGGCACCGACAGTATTCGATACAAACTCTGTCGTAGCTATCTGAGTGGTAGCTGTTCCTGTTGCTGCGGTCGGTGCTGTAGGTGTTCCTGTGAATGCCGGTGATGCAAGAGGTGCACGAGTCGTGTCAGTCGGATGCACATGGTCTCCTGCAGCATAGGCTGTCTCGGAGCCTGTTGCTGCTGTTCCGTTTGCTTTAGGTGTTGTTGAAGATTTTGCCGGCACTTCTGATTTCAGTGCAAACGCAGCCTTTATCTTTTGCCAGAAGTACAGCACTCCATCGTAATCTAGATATTTCTTTGCCATTTCGTTTCCCTTTCTATAGTGTTAACGCTGCTTCGAGTTCCGAATTAGTGATGTTTTCCATGTCATCGATGCCCAGGTCTTCTGATGTCTTGTTGCCTATCAGCATGACACTGTTTATTGATGGTTTATTTGAGAGTGCTTCGTAGTCCGTAGTACCACCGCTGCCTCCGCCACCACCGGAACCGGAGTGCTGTATGATCGTTACGCTGCCACTCTTCTCGTCTAACGCTCTCTGTACAGACTCTTTAAGCGATAACAGCTTCTGGTCAAACGAAGCATGAGGATTGTGGTCATAATCGATAATCATTTATTCTCTCCTACGCTGTGCGTTTCCACATGTATACAGCAAGATATGGTGGCAGAGTGTTATGCGCAGATGATGCCGAGCTTGATTCAACTGATGCCGTCCTGTTGACTGATATAGTGTCAAGATTGGTAAGTACTGTCTTCGAGCTACTTGTTCCGCTGTTCATTGAAGTGTGTCCTGCAGCAGATTGATAGTCAAGATAGCTTATACTCAGTGCTTTCTGCCCACTCTCTGAAGCCGTCAGCAGATGTACCTTTTCTCCGCCCGTAGTTCCTGCGTTGACTGACAGGGCCTCGTTGCCTGATGCACCATTTGAACCGGCAGCAACAAGGAACCGACCCTGTATCCTTTCCCATGTTCCGCCAAAAAGTGTTGCTGGACTTGTGCTGTTTACGCTTGTGTAGATGGAGCCTACAGGATAAATGAGATTTACTATTGATGAATTAGGATTGTTTGTCGCACCTGTAGCAATACCGTTCAGCTTCGTCTTGTCAGCTGCGGTCATGAGTCCGTGTGCGCCGGTTGTTGCATCTGAGTATGTCGTGTCAGTAAATACAGCATTAGCAGGAACATCAGATGCTACAGTGTGATTGTTCACTGTATCGGCATTTGTAGCATTATCAGCATTTGTCGCATGAGTCGCATCTGTTGCTGTAGCAGCATTGCCGTTATACTGTGTATCTGTAAGGCCAAGAACAGAACTTATCTTGTTCCTGATAAATGTCCACATGGTCTCATTTCCGTTCGCAGCTGCCTTGGCCTCGACTATACCTTCTTCTATGTTGTTGAAGTTATCGGCAGACAGAGCAGTCTGTTCCGGTACCCATGTTCTTCTTGTATATGACATTGTGTAGTCTCCTTCCTATAACTTCCCGAATGTGCCAGCTCTGAATCTGCGAGAGAGTGATTTTATACTGCACTCTCCACGGCCTTCGATCCTGATAGAGTATCTGTCGCATCTTCTCGGAATGATAGGTATGATCTCTCCGCCTATCTCCGGTGGTTCGTATGTCTGCACAAGTTCCCACTCTCCTTCGTCAAGAGAGATATAGACCTTTATCCATCTGTCGATGCCGATGGAGATATCGTCCTCAGTGGTCAGCACCTCGTTATCTTCGTTGCCAAGGTCAGTGCCCTGGATGTCCTTTCTCGGCAGCAGTCTGAGTGAGATCCTGCTGTAGATCTTTCTGCTTTCGTAATACTCATCAAACGGCCCGAACTCGGCCATCCACTCCAGGGAGCCGAATTCTTCCGTTGTCCTGTCTGAGCCGATAGTCTTGATGTCACCGGTCAATACTCCGCCACAACACAGAAGCCATTTCGAGCAGATCGCTTCAGGAGCATCACAGACGAGGACATCCGAGTTGTATTCGATGTAGTACAGCGTGTTCTTTATCATGCTGGTAGAGCGCATCCTGGTATCGTCTTCCTTGTGCCATACCTTCAGATCTGTGTCGTACACAAGCAGCTCATATCCGCCTGACTCTCTCTGAAGGCTGACATAATACTTACGGCCCTCGGTACCGGCAACAGCGTTCCTTGACTTCTCATTGAAGTTGTCACTGATGCACACAGGCGAATTGCCGTAGTATGCCATGATGCCTATCTTCGACTTGTAAAAGACTACATCGTTTATGGTCACGACAGACTTGCTCGAATTGGCCTCTACTCCGAAACACTTTGCATTGGTTATCTGGAATGATGATGGAGAGGATCCATATACTCTTGCCATCGAATCTTCCTTGAAGAATATAATGTGGTTCGAGTATTCGCCTACCGCTGTCCATAATCCGTCTGTTCCCTGTTCTGCGTAGTATGAGTCGAGAGATGTCCCCTGGAAGTATTGCCAGTTCTTAGGGTCACCCAGCTTGCAGGCATAGATCGTGTTATCCGCATTGGATACACCCCACAGTCTGTTGTTCCACTCGATAACAAAGTCCAGGTCAGGCATCGTTCTGCTTACAGTTCCGGTCAGCGTTATGCCTGTTGCACCTTCGCCAAGCAGCTCGATGAATGTCTCATACGGCAGGACAAGTGTGTTCGTGTTCTCAACAGACTCAACGATGCATGACACATTGCACTGCATGGTCTTTGCGCTGCCGTTCTGCGTATATGCAAGAGTGCCGGTGATGTTCAGAGCATCGTCATAACCGAAGCCATGCCCTGCACTCATAGTGATCTTTGCTGATGTTCCGCTGGATATATCCACGGCCTTCTCATTCACGAATACACTCGACTCAAGGCTGCCAAACTGTCCAATCGTAACATTGTCACCGCTTCTGAACAGCTCGATGTATGTCTTCTGCGGGAAGAAGCACACCTTGTTGTTGATGGCTACCATGTATGATGCCGGAGTGAGGCCGGTGACTGCGTTCACCTTGTTGCCGTCATAGTAGAAGTTGACTGTGTCTTCACTGTCAGCTGCAAGAAGACAGTTCTTCCCATGCTTCGCCATGATCTGTATCGGTCTTACCGCACCACTAGGCATTGCCACATCGCCTCTTGGCTTGCGAACACTGAGTATCGGATAGTTATCTGATGTCAGATTGAGCATGTCAGCCATCGCACCATCCGGAACAACAGCTCTTCTGTCGAGGCCCTTGAATTCAATGATCTGATCTACAACAGGCGGAAGTTTGTTGATTGGTCTTACTAGGTTTGCCATGTCTCACCACCACCTTTAAAAAACATTTCTGAAGCGTGAAGGTCTGCCCCATCCGGATTGTGCCTGCTTTGTGCGTACTACCCAGTCAACAAAGTCCCTGAAGTCCTGTACATGCTGCATCTGATTGTTTTCGTAGGATGCATACTCTTCGTTTGCATAGTCAATCATTGCCTTGACATACGAAACATACAGCCTGTCATACGGAGCAGGGACCAGCATCTCTTCTTCTTTGTCGGCCTCTGTGTTCTCATAGGCCGGTGTATATCCCATGTTGAGCTGGTCAGCGACTTCTGCCTCTATCTCGTTAATAAATGCGATCAGCCTTTCGTCACCGAAGCTGTTAGGCTTCTCGTCTTTTATCTTTGCCAAAAGTGTGTTGATCGTCATTGTTGATTTCTCCTATCTAGAAATTGAGGCAGGCCATTACAGCCTGCCTCTGTTAGTCTGTAATCCTACAGATCGGTTACCTGTCTTTCGAGTTTCTTGCTGTTCTCTCTTGCGACCATTACCTGTTCGCTTGAGTTCTGCAGCACCTCTGCAACAGCCTTGGTTACTCGCACCTGTTTGCCCTTCTGGATCTTAGTGAAATATCCATTGATGCCTACTGTCACTTCAGGATCTTCGCCATCGATGTAAGGAATGAATACAAGCACTCTTTCCTCTTCTGTTGAATTGGTTTCTTCTTTCTCGATATCAGGGTTCTTCTTTGCAGCCATTTCTATAACTCCTTTCATGGAGCCTGGCACTAGTTAGCTTCAGCAGTTGTGAATGTTGAAGTATGCTCGATTCTTACCATGTACTCTTCAGTAAGGATCTTAGCTACCTTGTTCAGTTTCCAACCCATAGTTGCTCTCTGGTTCACATTGATGTTCATGGAAGTTCGCTACTCTTCCACCGCTTTATTCAAGCTGCTTCATATCACTATGAAGATCAGACTATATCACCATCCTTTCGGATGCCTCGCACTTCCACACGCTTGTGTGTACTTCCTTTCGGAATAGTCGTTGCTCCTTCCTCTTTCGAGGCTTGGATCAGGATTGTCTCTGTGAGATTTTCCCTGAGTTCACGAGGTTATTCAAAACACATTTCTATGTTAGGCCGCTGATTTTGTTAACGGGTCTGCTGTTCCGCCAGAGCCAAGCTGTTTAGCAATTGTCTGAATTCCACCACCATTGATAGAAGTTACACCGAATGCATTCTGTCCAAGAACCAGTGTGCCATAGATAGGCAGGCTGCCGGAGTTCGAGAAGATCTTAGCTTCTGTAGACTCTACGAATCTTACTCCGTACATCTTGCCGATCTCTCCCTCGAAGATTCTTCCGGAGCCGGCATACTTGTTAGCATCTACCCACTCACTATCGTTCATCAGTTCGTATGTAGTATCAGGATGTACGATAGCTACATAATCTCCGTTGATGGTAGGTGCGTTGACTCTCTTCAGAAGTCTTACAGCCTTCTTGATGTCAGCGATCTTCAGCACATCACCTGCAGCAAGATTAGCTCTTGATGTTTTGCCGTTTGCGTACATTACGTTTGTACCAGCTGCGAGGACATCCCTTGTCAGAGTGTCGGAAGTTCTTCCTGCCTGGCTTGCAAGGATCTTGGTGATCTCAGCCATGTTGTTGTCGAATGCTGTGAGATTCAGCATGTCAGTTGTTGTGATGTATGCACCATACTGCTTGACAGTAGCTGTGATGGCTGTTACACCATAGTTCTGCCCGTCCGGTGTGATACCTTCAACAAGCTCTGTAGTGATCTTTGGCAGTGAATTGAACTTTCTGAACTCGATTGTCTTGCCGTTGCCGGAAGGAATAGGTCTCTTCTGACCAAACTGGTCATGGATCAGTGCCGGCTCTGCGAGTCTGATGAGGGCCTTGTCATAGAAGGTCTTCATTTCAGGACTCAGGTCCTGATTGTTTGTGTATGTACCTGTGCTTGGTGACTGACCTGTCCAGTTAGGATTAAGCGGTGTGTAGTTCTGCTGTGCAGATTCTCCGTCAAAAGTGTAGAAATTCGGAATTCTCTTAAACATTGTCTTTTCTCCCTTCATCTATGTTCGATATAGACGAGGGAATCAGCCTAGAAGGATACAGAAGCACCTTCCTCTGTAACTCTTCTCAGGATCTCGTCCATATCTTCGTTCGTTAACGCTGAAGGATCTGATCTGCGCTGAATTGCCGGTGCATGTCTGAGACCATTTTCATTAGGTCTTGCAGCTCTCTGTCTGATGTTCTGTACAGTCTGCTGTGATGCCTGCTGTGCTGACTGAGCTGTCGCACCATGCATGATCTCACCAAGGTGAGTGCTGACGAATGCCTGCTCAACACTAAAACCATTGTCCAGGAGTCTTGCAAACTCGTCATTATTCTGAATCTCAAGTCCAAGGTCGAATGCAGGGAACATCTGTCTCAGCTCGTCAGCTTCGGATTCCCATCTTCCGTACATCTCATTCGCTCTCTGCTGCTGCTCATAGGCTTCAGTTATCTGTCTGCCTCTCTCCGCATCTGCTTTGAGTCTGAGATTCTCCTTGTACTGTTCGATATCCAGACCGGCTCTCTCTGCTCCGGCCTTGTAGAAGTTCTCATCGTTGGCGATAGCGTTCTTCAGTCCCTCGAAGTCTCCGGCTTTCAGTCCGTAGTTCAGGAACAGAGGGGCGAGATCATCGCTTATCTGATTTACTTGGCCCTGTAGATCAGCCTGATTCTTGAATCTTTCCTGAATAGTCTGAGACTTTATCTGCCCTAACATGTCGTGGAATCGTCCACCTTTACCTGTCAGAGCTTCCCATTCTGCATCGAGGTCATCTGCCTCGTCTGCAGCTGTGTCAGAGCCGACCTGACTTGCCTGTGCCTCATCCCCTGGAGCAATGCCATACTCTATGCGCTCCGAATCAGCACCTGGCTGCATCTGCTGACTGAAGGGATCTTCCATCCCTATCTCAGCCATGAATGCGCTGGCTTCTGCACCGAGACCGCTGCCATCACCTTCACCATCGAAGCTGTAGAAGTCCGGTGTCCTTTTTCTGTAGTCCATAGTCTTTGTCCTTTCTGTTGTTGTTTTTATGCATGGTCACGATCCATGTCTTTGACTATGCTGTCATTGTAAAAAAATAGGGGCAGACATTTCGTCTACCCCTTTTTCCATCACTTGATTTTCAGGAAAAACGGAAACTGATCCGCTATCTTTTTATAGGTCTCATGCGCTGCTCTGAATGCTTCGACAAGCGGATAGCTTGCTCCTCTGATATGAATCTTCACAACACCATCAGCCTCATACAGAGCTTCATCCAGGTCTATATGGTTAAGCTCACATGCGGATATAAGCAGCTCCTTTATTGTGCTACACATGATGCAGACATCTCTCTTCTCACTATGGTTCCTGCATTCAAAGTCGATATTCCCATTGGCATCTATACGCAGCTTCTCCTCAGTCATCTTCTGTCACCATCCTTACTGTGGCGAAGCAGCATTAGCTGATCTCTGCCTTATCCTGTCTGCGTAGCTGTTGCCGGATGCGTTGACTCTCTCTTCCGGTGTGCCTTCACTTGGTGCGCTCATCGGTGCCTGAGGAGCCGGCATCTGCATTGGATCTAACAGTCCTGCCTGCATTGCCATCTGTCCAAATGCAGGGTCGATCATGGACTGATTCTGTATCAGCTGCATTGCGCTCTGGAACTGCTGCAGCATGATGCTGTTCTGCTCTATCTGCTGCTTGACCTTGTCCTTGCCCTCAAACTCCATCATGTCGATGCATACAAGCGCAGGCTGTGAATTCTCCGGAGCAAACAATCCTAAGCCGTACAGCTCTTTTGCTGTCTCGTTCTGTGCTGCCCTTGAGAACGGAGATGACTTCTCTGCTGTGACTTCGATGTCGAACATCGGCCTTCTGTGTCTTACAGTGCCATCAGGCAGAGGCATGTCAGCCTTGATGCCATGATTGTTGTAGTCAGCAAATGTGTAGCCACCCATGCCATCATCGATACGGAAGGACCTTGTTTCATCGTAGAACTGTCTTATCAGCTCAATGATCAGATAGTATTCTTCCCTGGAGCCTCGATACATCTCCTTGTTGACATCTCTTGAGAGCTTAGATCCTGCTTCTTGTAACGCTGCTCATTTGTGTTCATGTAGGTTCGTTATTCCTACACCGCATTTCTGCTGCCCCATGTCACCATAGGGATCGGACTATATCATCATCTCATATGTGAGATGCCAGGCACTTCCATCCACTTGGATGTACTCTACTCGGTTCGTTACCCTTTCGATAGTCTCTGAACCTTCCTCAT